TCGGTCGCGTTGAATGCGGTTGTCGAAGCAAGGTAGTAGTCACCGGCCGCGGCAATGACGCTCTGAGTCCCCGAAGCGATAAGGCCGCCGCGGTTGTACACGCGGATGGCCGTGCCTTCGAGCTCGAGGCGCAGCAGCCATGGGGAAGCGCCAAAGCCGGTCGCAACCGGCGTGACGCCGATCGGGTACGTGATGGTGCCCCCTGCATCCCGCGTCCCAACCCTGATGGTCCCAGCACTGTGAGGGTCGCCTCCTGCCTTGTTGAATTCGAGGAACACGCCCGAGCCGATGCCGCCCGAGTTCTGCCACCGAGCGCCAATCTGCAGTACGGTCGGAACGCCAAACCCCCCAGCGACCCACTCCATCTGCACGTAGCTGTCCGCCGCAGGCCCCGCCACCCTGGCATTGAAGGTGCCGAACACATACATCTGCGCGAAGGCGACTTCCGCGTTGGTGTTGGTCCCGCCAACGAGAACCCAATTCCCCGCGTCCACACCATCGGGTGCACGCCCGTTGATGTAGCCCGAGCCGCTGAAGTCGTCGCGAATGAGGACGGTCACGGCTTAGAACGTCGGCAAGGTGATGTTGGCCGCGTCGATGGTCTGGGTTGCGCCCGAGGTCAGGTTGACGCTCGACATGTTCAGATCCGCGCTGGCTGTGCCGCACGTGCCCTGCAGGCGGGCCTGCGTGGTGCTCAACGCGCCGGTGTCGCCCACCGCCACATACCGGAAGTAGGTCGCCGTGCCGGTGGCCACGTTGACCCCGCTCCAGACCTCCACGGCCTTGGGCAGGATGCCGCTTGCGGCCGTGCCCAGGCTCAGGCCCGTGGCCGTGCTGTTGAGGGTCACGGTGCACAGCAGCGTCCCGGTCACGGCCGCGTCCGCGTCGGCGGGCACGGGGCCGGCGTAGATCATGATCTTGCCTAGGGCGATGGCCGTCTTCAGGCCGGTGCCCGAGAGCATCGCATTGCGCAGCGCGGTCGAAACTTTGAGAGTCATGGTGGTTCCTTATGCGGAGACGAGAGAGTTGCCGGCAGTCACACTCAGCACGTCGCCGATTGCGAGCACCTTGGGCGAGGCGAAGCGGACCGCGCTGATCAGCACACCGGTGGTGGCGCCCTTCGGCGACGCCGAGCCGATGAAGCCGCCGTAGATGGTCTTGTCGGCCGTGAAGGTGAATTCGGCTTTGCTGGCCGAGTTGTCGACGGAGCCCGCAGCCACGGACCCTTCGATGAACTCGACGCGCGCGCTGGGCGTGTACGCCGTGCACTCGGTGGCGGCCGCGGCGATGGTGGCCGCGCTGGTCGTGGGCACCGGCGTGTAGTTCCCCTCGAACAGGCCGATAAACCAGCTCGTGACCTGCGTGAGGCCCTTGAAGGTCACGCCCATCATGTGGTCGAGACCTTCCGTGGGGATGAGGTTGTGCACGACCTCGCGCTGCGAGCGCCGGCCGTCGGGCGAGACGACCTCGACCACGTAGGTGAAGCCGCTCTCGGCTTTAGATGCGAGGCTGTTCATAGGATGGTGCCTTTCCGGACGATCTCTGCGTCCATGAAGCTGGTCGCGGCTGCGACGGAGGGCTCCACGCCGAAGCGGGTGGAGACGATGTGGTGCATGCCATCGCGCTCGCGGTACAGCGAGGCACCCGTGGCGGCATTCGAAAGCTCGAGCGCGTCTTCCTGCACGTTCTTCACGCCGCCGGCTGCATCGCCCACGACCAAGCCGCCCGGCGCCTGCCAGAACACCTGCAGGTCGTTCGGCGAGCGGCCGCTGGTGCCGGAGATCGCGCCATACGGCAGCAGCGTCTGCAGGGTGTCGGCGAACAGGTCGTCGATCCAGTAGGTCTTGTCGGCGCAGATGTACACGCCGCCCTCGGTGGGCTCGACGACGGTCACCGGTGCCGGGAACGGGAAATAGGACTTCGACGGGTCGGTGATGCCGTAGCTGTAGGGCTCCGACACGCACAGCGTGTTGCCGCTGGCCACCAGCATGCGGCCGCGGTGATGGCGGACGACGGTGCCGGCAGGCATCAACGCCATGTTCAGCGTCTCGCAGCGGCGGCCGTCTTCGGTGTGCGTGACGATCGCGACATTGCCCGCGGCACCGGTCGCCTGCCGCGTCAGGATGCCGCCGTTCGGGCCGGACATGTAGACCTCGACCGCCTGCGGCACCGTGAACGCGATGCCGCCGCCCGCGGGCACCTCGAGCTGCGTGACTGGCGTGGCGGGCGATTCGCCGTCGGCGCTGCGCACCGTCAGCGCGATCAGGTAGCGGCCTTCGCGCAGTGCGCCTGCGGTCAGGGTGAAAGCCGGCGCGGCGGCGAGCGGATCCGTGGCGATGGGCCGGTCGGCGCCACCGGCTACGCGGCGAATGACCTGGCCATTGGACCAATACACGTCGCCGTCGGCGCCGCGCGAGTAGGAGATGGGGAGCGCCGGCAGGCCAGCGCGCACCGCCGAGCTGGCCAGGCCTGCGCCGCTGGTGGCCAGCGCCGTGAGCGTGCCGTCGATCACCGCGAAGGCGCCCTGCCCGTCGCTCCAGATCGAATGGGACTGGCTGGCGATGGTGACGGCGGTGCCGCGCCGGCGCTTCAGGAAGCCCTTCTTGTTGATGTCGACGTTGTCGGCACCGTAGAGGAAGGTCGCCTTGCTGCGGTCCGGCAGGACTGTCTGCAGCTGTGTGGGCTCCAGCCGGTTGTTGATGCCGGGAGCGAGGGAGCCGAGTTCGACTGTGCGCATCGTCATGGCCTACCAGTACGCGACGTTGTGATGTGCCTGATTCGCCTGCTGGTCCTTGCGCAGGTCGGCATCCGGCCGCAGACCGAAGTACTGCTCGAAGGCATTCAGCGCGCGCTGCGAGCGCGCAGGGTCGAAGGTGTCGGCGTCCTGCTTGCCGTAGGCGCGGTGAAGCACCCAGTGCACGAGGAAGCGGTGATGGATGACGCCGATCTCGGGCACCGTGGTCGCCGGATCACTGTCGGCCACGATCGGCACCAGGGGCGTGCGGTAGCCCTCGAGCCGCAGCGTGTACGCGCGGTCGACGATGCCTGGCAGCACGATGCGCGTGTCGTCCTGGACGAAGAAGCCGGGCTGCCGGCGCTCATCGCGCCAGTGCGGGCAGCGCTGGTCGAGCGCCTCGCGCGTGGTGATGTAGAGATCCTCGACAAACTCGCCGGTGGTGGCATCGAGCAGCCGGGCCTTCGACACCTCGAACATGCGCGGGTCGAGCGGGTACGAGCTCTGGGCTTCCAGCACGTCGATCCTGACGATAGCCAGCGTGTAGTCGTCGAACAGCAGGCGCTTGCGCAGCGCAGCTTCTTCCTCGGCCTCACCGAACCAGCGCGCGACGTCCGTGTCCGGCCAGAGCAGGTCGTCCTGCCCGCCGCCGACGCTGCGCGCCTGGTCGTCCGAGTCCACCCGGAACGAAGCGATGAGGTCCTCGAGGTTCATTGCGCGCCGAACCGATCGATGAGGCGGATGACTTCGTTCCGGGTGTCAGCCAGCGACAGACGCCCGTCGACCTTCACGCGGTAGCGCGTCATCGCAAGCTCCTTGAGCGCGGCCTTGTCCATGTTCTGGACCTGGTCACGCACCTCTTGCGTCTGCTCGTCGTCCGTTTCACCACTCTTTGCGGTCTGCACGACGGCGCCGGCGGCATCCGAGAGCTGCACCTCTGCAAACACGTCGCGGTGCTTCAGCAGCTGGCGGGCCAGCGCGGCGGTCACCGGCTTGCTCTGGCCCTGAGCCCAGGTGCCGGAGCCGTAGAGCGTGTCGGCGTGCGTTTCGCGTCGCCCGATGTACTGCACGCCCACGGCCTGCAATCCCTGCCCCACCGGCAATGCCGCCTTGGGGACGGGTTGCGCAACGGGCTCAGCGGCGGCCACGGCGGCAAGGGCGTGCACCACACCGCGGAACAGGTAGTCCTTGGCCCGTTGCGCGGCCGGCAGCTCCTCGTAGGAGACCATGCACGGGTGTTCCTTCTTCTCGGGATCCTTGACCTCGCCGAAGACCCAGCCGTCGGCCAGCTTCTGCTCGTACCAGCTGATGTGGCTGGCTTCGGGCGTCGCGTCCGGGTTGGCCAGGTGCATGTCGACGCCGGCCAGAGCGCTGGCGCGCTGCCAGTCCGGTGCATCCGCCCAGGCGGGCTGGCTGGTGTCGCCGAGCGACGCGCAGTAGGCCCGGTTGACCTCGTGCGCGACCTGCGCGATCTGTTCTCGATTCATCTCTTGCTCCTTTGGATGGAAAAAGGGGCGGACCGGAGCCCGCCCCGAAGGGGTTCAAGGAGGGATGGGTTACAGCGGGCCGCGGTCTTCGCCGTCGATGAAGAAGTCCGCACGGCCGACCGAGGCGTGCGCCGCCACCTGGTTGGTCCAGATGAGGTACGCGTCCTTCGGCAGCGTGACGGGCTTGTTGGCCACCGTCATGCGGGTGCGCGCAGCAGTCGCTGCGGCCAGATCGACGAAGAAGTAGTCGGCGTCCTGCGGCACGGTCGCGTCGTCCACGCCGTCGACGTACTCGAAGCCCAGGTCACCGGTGATGGTGGCCGTGAAGGCGTCCGAGATGACGGCCAGGGCGTCGTCGAGGCGCGTGCCGGCAGGCAGCAAGCCCAGGCGTACCTTGTCGGTGATGCCGATAGCGGCCGTGGAGTCGCCGCCGAGCAGCACGCCCGCAGCATTGGTTTCGAGCACGAACTGGCGGCGCAGCATGTTGCCGTAAGGCGTGCCGCCGAAGGCCGGAGCGGCCAGCGGCTTGGTGACGGTGATGGTTGCCATGTGAGGCTCCTGAATTGGGTTGAATGGGTTGCGTCAAGCAGGCCAGCCGGAGCCGGCCCGTTGCATCACTGGCCGGCGATGGCGACCGCGGTGTCGATCGCGATCACGCCGTTGTCGGTCGGCTGGTAGATCTCGCCGCCGTAGTTCACGTCGAAGCGGACCTTGCTCTTGCCGCCGACCGAGCCGATGAGCACTTCCAGCTTGTCGCCGTGGTCGAGCTCCTTCTCGCTCCAGAAGAACGGGTTGCCCGAGCGGCTGTTCTTGCCCCAGGCCTCGGCGAGCGCCTGGCCGCCGAGCAGGATGGCGCGGTCCACCGCGAAGCCGGTACCGAAGGAAGCCGGCACCAGGTCGGTGGCCGTCTCGGTTTCGTCGGTGAGGCTCGCGCACCAGCGCAGCGAATTGCCGGCGTAGAAGCGGATCGGCTTGGGCATCTTCACGATCAGGATGCCGTTCCACAGGCCCGCCTCTCCCATGAAGAGCGGGTTGCCCTTCGCTTGCTGCGCCCGGGCCATGGCCGAGGCTTGCAGCGTGCGGAAGTTGCCCGACTTCACGAACGACGTGTACTGCTCGGGCGAGACCAGCAGCACGCGCAGCGGTGCGTCGTCGGCTGCCGCATCGCCCTCGAACTTGACAGGCGGCGGCGGCAGAGGGATCGAAGCGATGACCGTCGCGATGGCGTCCACCACGTCCATGTTCATCACGTCGGTGGTGGCGATCGAGATCTCGTTGCCCGCGGCGGCGATGCGCTCGATGCCAGTGCCAGTCGACATGTAGTGCCGGTTGCGCGTGGGCGCCTTCACCGGATTGACCGCGATCTCCGCGAAATCCGGGTCGGATGCCAGCGGCATGGCCCACTCGATGTTGTCGTGGAAGCCACGAGCGCCCGCCATGTGCACGAGCGTGCGCTGATCTTCCAGGCGCAGCATGTAGCCCTGGCCAGCTGCGCGGGCCAGCTGGCGCAGCTGGTGGGGCGTGCGCTGTTGCGTCATCGTGTCGCCGGCCGAGATCGGCTTGCGCGACTGGTTGATGCGCAGCTTGTCCTGTTGAAGGTCGAGGCGCTCGCCGCGGCCCTCGGCCATGCGACCACCCATGATCGGCTTGCCGCCGATGGGGTTGACCAGGTCGAAGGTCACTTCGTCGCCCGCGACCTTGGTCAAGTCCATGCAGCGCACGATGGGCATGTCGGTGCTTGATTGCACGCGCAGCTTGCCCTCGGCGTCGCTCTGCGTGGGCATCTGGCCGGTCAGGCGATTCAGGTTGGTGAGGCGCTGCATGGTGGCAGCGAAGAGCCCGACCGACTGCGCCTTGAGCGCGAGCGGCGAGCCGTACGGGATATTGGTGGATGGCATTCAGAACTCCGTGGCGGGATTGGTCACACCAGCTTTCGCATCAAGGCTTCGATCTGCGCGGGCGTCTTGCCCTCGAACTTGGCCATGAGGTCGAGCGGGCTCATTTCGGCCATTGCTTCGGCTTCGTCGTGATGCACCTGCGAGCCGGCCGGAACATCCGTCAGGCTGGTGGGCGTCTTCGGCTTGACCGAGGCAATGACCTCGTCGGCCTTCTTCTGCGGGTCGACTGCCGGGGCGGGGGCCGCGGCAGGTGCAGGCGCCGGCGCGGGCGCGGTGGCGGGTTGAGCAGCCTTGTAGGTGTCCAGCATCTCGATCACCTGCGACGCCGTACCCTTGGCCAACACGGTCTCGTACGTCTGGCGCACAAGCGACGGTTGCGACGCGAGCCATTGCTGGTACTCGGCGCTCTCGACGATGGAATCCGTGTCGGGGTGCTTCGTGTAGATGGTCCGGAAGTGCGTTTCCGCAGCGCTCTCAGCGACCTGCTTCTTGACCGGGCCGATGTCGGCGGCGATCTCGGACTTGAACTTGCCCAGCGCATCCGCGACCAGACTGTCAACGCCCTTCTTCAACGCCTGATCGGAGAAGTCACCGAAAAGGTCGGAGGCCGCAGCGGGTGCCGCGGCCGGCCCCGGCGCAGCTGCCGGAGCGACGGTGGCTTTCGCCAGCTGCTCCCGCAGTTGCGCCGCGTCGCGCTCTGCCTGCTCGGCCCGTGCCGTTGCAGACTTCGCTTCCTCCCGCGCGCTGACCAGCTTCTGGTACGGGATGGTGTGCTTTCCATCCTTCGCCAGGATCACCGAGTCGGCTTCAGCGGCAGCCGGGGCTGCTGCAGGTGCAGGCGCGGTGGTTGCAGCTGGTGCAGCTGCCGGTGCATCCGTCGGCGCGGGAGCCGGTGCGGGCGCAGCAGGTGCGGGTGCTGGTGCAGCCGGAGCGGCAGCGGGGGCGTCGGTCGGTGCTTCGGTGCCGGCGGCGGGCGCGCCGGTGTCCGCCACAGCCGGAGCTGCCGCGGTATCGCCCTCGATGCCGCCCGTCAGAAGGCGGGCCATCGCTTCCTCGCTCACGTTGCCGTCGGCATCCGCGTGCTTCTCCAAAAACTGCTCGATATTTGCCATGTGTTCCAGTTCCTTGCCACATCTCGCCGTGGCCGCCAAAGGTCTTGGTGGTTGCTTCGCCGGGATGGCGTTGCTGGGCGTGATCGTGTCGAGGAAGGAACGAGCGGGCGAACCCTACTGGGGGGAGTGCTGCAGTGCGCTACGCTGTGAGCAGGAGGGACAACCCATGGAACTGATAGCGCCTGTTTTCGACGCGATGAACGAGACGGATGTTCGCGAGGAGGTGATCGCACCTCTCATCAGGAAGTTGGGATATAGAACCGGAACGGAGCACAACGTGCTGCGAGAGCTCAATCTGGCCTACAGTCAAGTGCAGCTTGGACGAGAGAAGGCCACGGATCCGCCCCTGCGAGGCAAGGCCGACTACATCCTTGAAGCCGGCCGAAGAGTTCGATGGGTGGTAGAGGCCAAGGCACCGTCCGTTCCGCTGGACGCTGCGGTAGCGGCTCAGGCGTGGTCATACGCCAACCACGCAGAAGTTCGTGCCGCCTATTTTCTTGTCACGAACGGTCGGCATTTTCGGCTCTACGTCACCAATCGCGGGCCGGACAGCGCAGCTGTACTGGACTTCGCCTACGAAGATATTCCGAAGCGACTCGGCGCCATCACCAACACACTCGGTCCGGAAGGAATTCTTCGTGACTTCCCCGACGTTGTGATCGACTACGGAGAACCACTCGGCCCTGGTCTGCGGTCCCGGGTGCGGATCAGCAGCGGCCGCTTGCGGGTGCACCGGCTTGAACCCGCGGTTGCGCCGGTCGATCAGATGACGGTCAACATTGTTGACGGCTTCGCTGCCCGCAGGCTTGAGGGTGGAATTGCAGTCACCTATAGGTCGGAGGTCGGGATCACGGTTTTGCAGGCGATGAACGAGCAGATCGGGCTGAACGTCGTCGAACTCTTGACCGATGACAACACCCTTTCGACTGATCCCGCGAAACCAACGACGTTTCGATCTGCACGCGAATTCGTGATCCCGAAGGGGACACCAACCATCGATATCAATACGTGGAAGCACAGCATCGCACCTGTGGACTTCCGCATGCATGTCATTTGGGAGGCTGTCGGACACCTCACCGGGCAGACCTTCGCGGGCACCTTCACATCGGCGATGAGAATGTCAATGGAACTACCGGAAATCGGCCTCCGGGCGATGGACTTCAATAACGCCGGCGCTTTTCAGTTGACACTCGTTTAGGCGGGAACGTTGTCTGTAGCCCTCTCGGTCTCAATGCCGCGCTCCGCGCCGTCCAACGGCGACCCCGGGCCTGGCGGCACGGGCGGCAGCGCTGGGCTGGTGTTCTCCGCGACACCCGGCGTGCCAGCAACGTCCGCCACGGCCGCGGACGGCAGGCCAGCTGGCACCGGCAGGTTCGGATCGACGCCGACGGGGTTCGGCGGCCGGTAGCCTGCAGCCTCGGCCACCGCATCGGCCACCGGCGCGATCGCCGGGTTCATCGCGATGGTCGCGCCGGTCTGGTTGGCCGAATACAGGCCCTCGACGTAGGTCTTGAAGGACTTGGCCAGGATCTCGCCGATCTCGGCGTCCAGCTTCTCCTTCGGATACCGCATCGACAACTCTTGCAGCTTGAGGTCACGGGCATCCGCCATGCGCGCTTGGTTGACCGCCTCGTCGATGCGCTCCTGCATCTGCTCGGGCGTCATCTGCTTGGCAGCCTCGCGCACCGCTTTGATGATGTCTTCGCGGTTCGGCAGATCCATGAGCGCGATCAGGTACGGCATGGCCACTTGCTGGAACTGCGGCGGCATGGCCTTGAAGGCCTCGGACATGGCCGACAGCTGCTGGCTGCGGTAGCTCGGCGTGCTGGGCACGTCGTTGAGAGCGACCTTGAGCATGGTGCGCTCGACGTCGTTGTCGAGGTAGGTGATGCCGTCTTCGTCCTGAACCGGCGAATTCAGCTTCACCACCTGCTCTTCGCGCAGCGGATCGCCCTTGATGACAACCGTCTCTTCGCGGCCGATCATGTCCTCGACGATCAGCGACAGCAGCAGATCGCCCACCTCGGCGCGGCTCGTGGCGAAGTTGTCGTTGATCTCGGCCAGAGCCTGGGTGCTCTGCTCGAGCTGCGTGGCTTCCTGGATGCCGGAGTTCGCGTCGCCCTGTGCGCCCTGCAGGCTGGGCGAGATGCCGCTGACCCGCTGGATGCCGGCGCGCGAGTCCTGCAGCATCTGGTACTGCTGCTGGTTGAGCTCGAAGTCTCGCTGCACCTTGAACGATGCGCCCGGCTTCGCCATGTGCTCCTGGTTGAGGATGATGTCGGCATCGACGCGCCCGACCTCTCGGCGGAACTGCTCGTCGGTCCCATTGACGGCGCCCTTCGTGCGCTCGGTGCGCACCGCCGACAGGCCCCAACGCAGCTTGCTGTTCGTGGCGTTGACGTTGTCCTGCATGTACATCATGCCGCGCACCAGGCCGTAGGGCACGCCGGTGCGGTCTTCCTTCTTGCCCCAGAACGGCACGTAGGGGAATTTCTGATGCCGGTACGGCGTGGGCATGTCGGAGAGGCGGTGCGGGCCCATCCACATCGACATGCGCATCTTCGGCACGATCGCCCATTCCGGCACCGTGGCGCCGATGGCCACGAACTGCACATGCAGCTTGTTGTTGCGGTCGTACTCCACCACGCGGCCATCGGGCATCTTGAGCACGAGCACGCGGTTCCAGCGCCGGTACCAGACTTCGAACAGGCACACGCGCTTGCCCGTCATGTCGCGCCACTGCTGCTCTTCCACACTCCAGCCGCGTTGCTGGTCCCATGCGCTGACCAGGTCGGTGGAAGTGCCGCCTTCGGTGGTGCCGAGGCCTTCGTAGATCGGCCAGCCGCTGACCACCTGCCCGATCAGGTCCTTCTTGTCGGGAAACATCAGCTTGGCCTGCGCCGTGGGCGTCCAGCGCCGCCGGATCAGGTAGCGAGCGTCGCAGATGTCTTCCTCGGTGGCCAGCATGTCCCACCAGATCTCGTTGCGGTGAATGGCCTTGCACCGATACGGGAACTGAAAGGGATTGGGGTTGCGGGAGACCTCCACCCAGCCGATGCCCGCGGCAACCTGCGTCTTGAACGCGTCCGAGCACGCCTTGTCGGCCTTGCTCTTGCGCTCGGCCTTGTTGAGCTTGAAGTTGAGGGCCTTCGCGACCGCATCGCCGCTCGGGTCCTCGGCGTCCGGCTGGACGCGCCAGTCGGCGCGCGTCTTGGCCTCCAGCCCGAGCACAGCATCGATGGCGGGCCCAATCAGCGGCTCGATGGCGGGCGGCATGCCGATCTGCTGCTGTCGCTGCAGGACCTCGGAGCTCAGCTGGTTGCCGTCGTAGTACTCCATCTCGCGGTCAGCCTTCGCGCGCCAGCCCGGCTGCTCTTCGATCTCGTGGAAGTACTGGCTGAACTCGTCGAGCGTCAGCGCGCCGGTTTCGGCGTCCTTGTCGGGCGTGCGAGGTCCAGAGCCATTCAGTTCGAGGGTGGATGCGGTCATGGTGGTTCTCAGTAGCGCCAGTCGGGCGCCTCACGTGGAGAGGTTTCGTGCAGTGCCACGACCTCGGGGATGTCGGACAGGAAGGTCTGGGCCACGGAGTCGCCCTTGTCGGGCGAGCGGCCGAGCACCTCCCGGATCTCGTCCTTGTCGCGGACCAGGATGGCGGCGAAGCGGCCGAGCTGAACGACCTTGTAGCGAACGGCGCAGAGGTCGGCCAGCAGCTCATCGTCGGGCGGCAGCGCGATCGGGTCTTCGGCCGTGGGGTCGAGCGCCTCGCGCATGAGCCAGTACATCTCGGCGCGCTTGTTGCGGAAGCGCAGGTTGCCGGTCTTGTCCATCATGTCGCTCTTCTCCGAGCCGACCACGGGCACACACAGCACGTTCAGGCCACGCAGGAAGTCGAGCACCGACACGCCCACGCCGATCGCGTCCACCGCCACCGGCGCGCCGTTGCGGATCAGACCCACCACGAAGGCGGCGCCCTTCGGCCCGTCGTTGGTGGCGATGCCGGGCACGGTCGACAGCTCATCGAACCAGCTGCCGTGCCGGCGCGCGGCCGAGGTCTTGTCGATGCCACCGCGCGCGACGTCGAGACCGACGGCCGACATCGGGCCCTTCTTCTCCTTCTGCTTCCAGCGCGCCTGGGCGGCCTTGATCCACTCGGTGGGGATCAGCTGCCAGACCGGGTCGCTGCGGCCGGCCATGAAGTCTCCACGCAGCATCTGCGAGCGCAGCGGCTCCGGCAGCGACTGCAGCGTGGCCTTGTAGCCGGTCATGCTGAGGTAGAGGTTGTCGTCGACCGATGAGGGGATGAACGTCCGGCTCTTGGGCGTCATCAACTCCTTGCCGACCATCACCGGCTCGGGCCCGGGCACCTCCATGTCCTTGCCCAGTTCGTCCGTCACGAACCACCGCAGTTCGCCGGGCTTGGCCGGGTTCGGGTGCTTCGGATCGAGCCAGGGCGCCCAGAAGCGGATGACCCATTCGCCCTCGCTGCTGGTCGGCGGGTTGCCGGCGCAGATCACGCGCTGGCGCACCTTCGGGTTGTCGGTGCGCATCCAGCCGATCAGCGTGCGGAATTGGGTCTCCAGGAAGTGGGTGATCTCGTCGAACGCCTTGAGGTCGTGCGGCCGGCCCTGGTACTTCATCCAGTCGTCGGGATCCTTCACGCTGCCCAGCTCGAGCACGCGCTTGCCGGGCAGCCGCCAGACACCGTCCTGGCTGTTGTAGCCCTTGCGCGTGCCCAGGATCTTGGTCATGCGCTCTTCAATGCCCACGAGCTGCACGGACTCGCGGCGGAAGATGATGCTGTGCTCCTGCTGGGTGAGCGAGGCGCCGAGCAGCAGATCGGTCTTGCCGCCGCCGGCCGAGCCACCGTAGAAGACGATATCGGCCATCGATTCAAGTGCCATCGACTGCGGCCCGACCTGCGCCATCCACAGCGGCAGGCCTTCGGTCAGCAGGATGTCGAGCTCAGCGCGCTCCATGTCCGTGAGGAACGGCATGAGCTTCACGAGCTCAGGCGCGGAAATGTCAGGCGCCATCGGCTGCCCTCTTCTGAGCGATGGCGAACAGCGCGGCCAGGCGGCTGGCGCGCTCGGCGTCACTCAGCTTGCTCACGATGCCGCCTTCGTCCGGCACGAGCTTGTCGATGCCGTAAGCCTCTCGCTCCCCGCGGCGGATCTTCTCGTCGACCTCGGCGAGCTTCTTCAGCGATTCAATGCGCACCGGCAGCGCCAGGCCAGTGGCGGCCTCAGGCGGGTTCTCGGTACCGTGCGGCGCCGCGGCGGGCTTAGGGTCTGACGTGGCCGCTGTTTCGAGTTCGAGCAGCAGCGAGTCCCGGAGGCTCGAGAGCTTGGTCAGGCCCGTGCGGTGGGCCATCTGGACCTTGTAGACCACATTGGCGTTGGCATCCACGACCACGGAATCAGGTACGCGCTCCTTAATGCGTACCTCATTGCGTACCGCCTCCATGCGTACCAGCGCTTCAGCCTTGGCTTGAATCTGCGCTGAGAGGTCGCGAGTCCACGTTTGCAGCTTCGCCCTCTTCCGCACGGCTCCCTCGGAGATACCGTGCTCGCTGGCGATCTGGCGAACGCTCTTCACGCCAGCTCGGTAGTCGGCTTCGATGGTCGGCCAGTGGGCCGCAAGTTTGTCTGTTTCGGGTACGCGCGCGTCTGTCATGGACCCGGATGATTCCGGGTGCGTACCGATGCTGCGAACCCTACTGGGGGTGCTCCACGAGTCCGCTGATCATGTGCCTGCGTTGCGCTCGAGCGCGTCGGCTGCGCCTTGCCTTTCCATCGAGGTAAGCCCTGGCAAGGCCGCGCTTCGGACAATGATGTCTCCTGCGGCGACAACGTCCCTCCAGTTGTCGTGCGTGAGTTCTGCGGATGCGCCACTCCTGAGCAGTCCTCTGTGACCACCCGCGCTGAAAATGGCCCGTGAGAACGCATCGCGTGCGGCTTCGTCGAGATACAGGCAATTGCGATCCCACCAACTCTGGCACTCCAGCACAGCCCAGCCGGCATCTTCGTGATGGGTCTTTTCAACCAGTTGCCGCCACAACGTGTATGCCTCTTGGGCCGCTTGCAATCGCTTGTCGAGCGCCGCGAGGCGAAGCTGGTGCTCGGCCTTGAAGTGCTCAGCGACCAGCGTGTACCCGATCTTCACGCCCTCGATCTCATGCGTGATACGCGCCACGTCTTCTTTGGTCGCGAGGTTCTTTCCTTTCTCAGTCAGGTAGCTGGAAAGAAAGTTGCGGACCAATAGGTAGCCGATGACGGCTGCCACCGTGGCGCCGATGCCTGCGGATGCAGCCATGGACCAAAAAAAGCGAATATCTTCAATGGGCATCCCGCAGCATAGCGTGGCACTGAGGACATTTTTGCCGGTTGCCCCCGGCGCTGCTCTTGCGGCAGCGGCTTGCCCTTGGAGAGGGTGAATCAGGTCAGGTGGAGGGGCACATGCGCCAGCCGGGCGTCACGCGCGGGCGTTCGCGCTTGGCCAGCCGCAGGGCGTAGGCGCAGACCTGGAGCAGCTCGACCGGGCGGGCAACGAGGCGCAGCGCCGGCTGCTCGAACTTGGCCACGGCCACCTGCAGGAAGTCGAGCATCGTGTCGCGAACGAAGGTGCAGGTTCGGGAGACGTAGAAGGTGACGGTCGAGTAGGTGCTGGCTGCGGCCATCAGGCAGGCAGCAGCTGCGAGGGACAGGAAGGTGCGGAACGAGCGGGCGTGAGCCATGGGATACCTCTTTGAATGGTGCCGTGGCTACCGGCCGAACCCTCGCCATATCGGGTGTGGCCTGGATGATCCGGCGCCCTACCCGCCCGTCCAATCCCTACTGGGGTGCCCTCAATTGTCGCCCCCTGAAATTGAGCCGCAGCCTTTCCTCAAGCGGCGGGGGTGCCGATCTGGTCGACACGCTGCTGGGCCGTCCGTGCGAAATTGGGCCGCAGTCGCACGCCTCCGTTTCCACCGAAAATGCGATCGTCCCGCAACTATCGGAGGCCCCATGGAATTGCTTCGACGTATAGCTTCGCTCAGCCACTCGACCGAATTGATGTCGAGCGCAGAGATTGCGCATGCGGAAAGCTACGAGGTCCGCGGTTGGGTCGTCGTGAGGCGAACACCTATGTCGAAAGGAAAAGAGACCTACGCCCATCGCACTGTGTACGCGCAAATCACCGATGCCGGCAGGCGAGCGATCGGCACAATTGAGTCGCCATTCTAAGCAATGTGATCAGCCAGTTCTATTCGAATGAACTTGCGTTTGAGGTGCAATAGGCCGATAGCCGTGCCTGTGATGGTCGGGTGCACCGTGGGCAATTTCATCCTCAAATACATCTCATGAACACGTTTAAGATGCTGCGTCTGAAGCTTAGCAATTTCTACCGCGTTGATCGGAAACCCGTAGGTACGCTCCCAGATATCGAAAAGCAGATCGGCATCAGAAACGGGATTCACCGTGATCAAGCCCAGCCCGGCCAAGTATTGAATATTTGGCGCGGAGAGATTTTCTCCAGCCTCGAACAACGTCATGATCTGACCGGAAAGGTTTTCCAGGACCTCCAAGCTCTTTAAGCTGAGATTCAGTTTCTTGACAAAATGGGTGAAAGCAAGAAAAGAGATATGTCCAGCGCTTAGCCTTGGAAGAACTGTGATGACGGAATCCAGCACCAATTTCAGCAAAGGTTCGTCTGCTGAGTTCAAACGCCGCACAAGCGCTTCCGCAACAAGATCAACGTCTGCCGCATCCGCGTGAAGTGCGACCCCGGCCAATGCGCTATGAAATGCAGCTTGCCCCGCAGGCTTTGAAAACTCGTCACCAGAAAGGGGCACGGCTGCATTGGCCGCATGCGCGACGAAAGCATCAAGTAATTTGGCTGCGTTCTCTTCGGCGATCTTCTGCGCCCGCGCCTCAAAAGCCGGAAGCTGCGCCTTGAGAAACAGATCCACAAGTGTCGATACTTCTCCAACCTGAGCAGCCGTAAAGCCATGCTGATGCACGACCACATGCCCGGTCGACTGAATAGCGGTGCTTCCGCCCGAGACTTCTTGCGTCTGCTTGCCCAGCATCAATGCTCTCCAGATCCATCACTGCGTACGTCTCGAGCAGCTTGAATGCCTGTAGACCCATTGGATACCGTTTGGGTTTGCTGGATGCTCTTCGGTTCGAGTAACCGCCGAATGGGCCAGACTAGCGCGGTCAGCACGGCGATACCGATAGGTACTACCCAGACCGCGTTGTCTCGCAAGAACTGCCAAATCGCATTCATAGGTTCCTTTCGACAGCACTGCTCGACTTTTAGAACGCATCCAGACATTGGAGCGGTCGCGTCAGAGAACTTGTTATTCGACATTCTCCAACATCAGTGCTGACGTTTGGACATTCAATGACGCACGGACGATGCGCGCAACTTGGGCGCGCCGGTCCGGCGGGTGCGGGAAGGTCTGGTCGGCCTGGATGCTGAGCCGCACCTGCAGGCAGGCGAGCACCCAACGCTGGTACGCCGGGTCGGCGCCGCAGCGCGCGAGCACCGCGTCGCGAGGGTCCGGCCCCGCACGCATGACGAACGGCGCCTGCTCATCGATGAGCAACGCCGGCGCGCCCACCGGGCTGATGCGCCTGAAAATCACAGGATGCGTGCCTTCATCATCGACTCGGCCTTGAGGTAGCGAATCCGGGCCTCGGCGTCACACCACCACTGGATGGCCTTGCCAGGATTCGCTGGCCAGTCTGGAGGGTCTTCGCCCATCACCGCCGTGGCGCTGAGCGTGGAGATGTTGCCGGTCGAGTCGCGTCCGATCGCTGCAGTGCTGGCGAAGTGATCGAGTAGCGCGGCGTCGCGCGTGGCCAGGTCGATGTGCGAGCCGATCCACTGGAGCGCTTGCTCTTGGGTGCATTCGCCCTTGGCGAGCATGGCGAGGATGTCTTCGATGCTGGGAATCATGGTGCTTCTGTGGAGTGGATGGAGGTGATCGCGATCAGACGGCCGCGGGCGCCAAGCGGCACTTCAGTTCGTAGCCCATGAGCGGCCACAGCTCGTCGCGCGCGTTTGCGATGGCGGTTGCCACACCAATCTCTGGATCGTCGTTCTCCGCGGACACTGCGGCCGACGGACGGCCAGTGACAGCGAACCCGCTGCGCGTGGTGAGCACGGCCCAGCGCAGGATCTGGCCGGAGGGGCTCACGTGCTTCACGATCTCGGTGTCAACGATGTTGGCAGCAAGGTCATCAGGCGTGATGCGTGGCGCGGTCCTGCCCTTGGTGACGATCATCTGCTCAACCGACGCGTCCTGTTGTGCGGGCGACATCGCGGGGAGAGTGCCAGGCCCGGTCGCCGTCGTGCCGTCTGTGTACTGTCGCGTCTGGTTCTGCGCTTTGGCCTGCCCCTTCTGGAAGGGCATCCATTCGCAGTGCCCGTGGCAAACCGGAACTGCTTCGCCTTCCTGCACCAGTCGAACGCTGGTGCGGGGATGCGCCACGCCGTTGGCGTCCAACACAGTCAGATTGACGCAAGAGTCGGTCCAGACGCGAGCAATGATGGCTGCCAGCGGCGTGCCGTCGTCTGGCCGCGCGAAGCCAGACTCTGCCGCGTTGGTCGCCGGGAAATACCAGACGACGCGGCCAACGGTGGGGTTGATGATGGTTGAGTTCACTGAAGCTCCTGACGTAATGGGCTCGCGCCCGGGTGATGGCCTCGCGGCCGGTTAAAGGAATGGAATTTCTTCTTGCTTCGGCTGCCGCTGCAGCCGGCGGATGACTTCGTCTTGCTGGTCGACGCGGCGCTGCGCGACGGCGAGCTGTCGCTTGAGCTCGGCCACAGCGTCCGCCAGTTCGCGCGCGCCCTGCAGGCTGGTCAGTTCCTCGGAACTGCCGCGGAATAGATTCCCGATGCAACGCCGGTCGGCGGGGTTCAGTTCGAGGCACGCGTCTCCAACCTCCAGCTTGGCCATGCCGCTCGGCAGCACGGTGAGCGAGATCGCCTGCGCCGGTGGCATTTCCTCCACCGGCTCGAATACACCAGGTGCGACGCGCCGAAGGCGACCGTCTTCCAGCATCCGCTTCACGTGGTCATCGACGACGCTGTAGCTCTGGCCGGTCATCGACACCACCACGGGCCGCGTGGCGATGCGACCGGCGTTATGCAGGTCCAAGATCGTCTGAAAAACCAGCTCACCGACACCGCGGCGGACTGGTTGAGGCTTTTGGCTCATCGGGCTCCTGTGTGACTTTGGGTGCCGATGCACACCTTGACGCTCGGGTGTGCACTGCGGATCCGGTTGCTGGTGCGCACGATCGCGGCTTCGTAGACCGAGCGCGCGACGCTCGTGCGCTGGAGGTGGTGCCATTCCTGAAGGTGGCGCATGGCGTCCAGGCCGACACCGGTGGTGCCCATGCGGCTGGTGGCCAGGTAGCGCTCGTGCGCTTCGCCCAGCACGACCTCGACCTTCTGGGCTGGCTCCAGTACCTCGGGACCGATGCCCATCCCGCACATGGTCTGCGCGAGATTGCACAGATCGGCCACGGTGCGCCAGTCATCGACGGTGGCGGCGCCCGTGGCGAAAGAATGGATGGCCGAGAGCTCGCGCGTGCGCAACTGGTCGAGAAGGCTGTCCTCGGTGATGCGTGCGCCGGCGATGGCCAGGGCCACCGGATTGGTCAGCGCGTAGTGCTGGCGGCGGGTGCGCTTGCGCATTCCGTGCTCCTCTTGAAGCGGAAGCCGACTTGGCCGTGCAGGCGCTCCAGCTTGCCGGCGCGCAGCAGGCCTTGGATGTGCTCACTGGCTGCGTTGGCGCTGGAGTATCCGAAGTGCCGCGCGATCATGGGCATGGTCGGCATGTTGTCGTTCGCGGCCTCGAACTCGACCATGTAGGCGAGCACGGCCGCCTGTTTCGGTGTGAGGTCGTGACTCATGCCGGCACGTCTTCCGGAAGGCCGAGCCGTTGGAGTACTTCGTCCACGGCGTCTTCGCCTGGGTCGCGGATCGGCCGCAGGTACTGATCGCCGATGACCATTGGCAAGCGGACGTCGTGCCCGTCAACCAGCCAGCACTGTTGCCCGCGGCCGTGGCTGCGCGCGCCGTTCTTGGCCTCGACCAGGCGATGCCCACTTTCGGCGCACACGACGTACACCGGCAGCCCTCGCATGGCGATGTCTAAGTACGGCGCCACGATGTACGCCGTGTCTCCAGGTACGCAGTTCATAGCGTCTCTCCTTTCCCAACAGGGGTTGCATTAAGGTGGTCCAGTGCCCACAGCGCGGCAGCGCGATCCTTGGGCGGCTGGGTGATGTCGGCGGCCACGGCGCGCCAGTAGCCGACCTGTTCGAGGTGCGCGCGCATGAAGGTCATTGCCTTCAGCACGCCGTCAGCCGGCCCTTGGTCGAGCCAGCGGTGGCAGGCGAAGCATCCGGGCACGTGGTATTCGTCGTTGGCCTTGCGAGCGCCGGCCTTGCCGTGGATCGAGAGATTCGAGTGGCATGCCACGGTTGTTTCGGTGCCGCCGATGCACACGCCGGGCACGCGCAGCAGGCAATAGCGGCCGCGCGCCATGCTCAGCAGGTGCGGATTGCGGTGTGGCTCCGACTTCGGCCGCGCCACCGGTGCGCCGGACAAGCGCACGATGACGCCGGCGTGCTCTACGCGGCGCAGCGGCGCTGCCGGCGGGGCGGTGTACGTGCGGCGGGCGAAGCCGGTGCCGCGGGACATGGGCGAGCGCTTCACGGCTGCCCCTCCTGCTCGGTGAACACCACGCCCCATTCAGTGACTGCGTGCGCCTGCACCTTCAGCAGGAACTCGGCGAATTCGTCATCCGGCAGTTCCTCCGTGCTGCGCCGGCGCATGCGCACCTTGACCTCGCCCGTCTTCTTGACCGTGTATTCCTCGAAGGTCGGCTCGATGAAGAGCTCGGCGTAGTAGTGCTTCCAGGCCAGCGGCACGTAGCGCTGGCGCACGCCGTTCTTTTCGTCCACGACCCACACCTGGTGCGCAATGTCGCGCAGCACTGGCCCGTGGAAGGCCTTGCGCAGCTGGTGGCGGTAGTAGTCGTTGGTGCTGACCAGCTGCAGCAGGTACCGCGCGCCGGTCTTGGTCTTCTCTTTGGCGATGCCGTACAGCTCGAGCACGGCCTCGTGCGCGCTGCGTGGGCTGTTTAACAGGCGTTGTTCGATCATGGTGTGGCCTCGGTGAAAAGGTCAGGCTGGCGGGCATCGACGCTGGGCGTGCGCCCGGTGCCGCGGCGCGGCTTCGAGCCCGAGATGGCGGTGGCGCACTTCGGGCCGTAGGCCGATCCAGCCAGGTAGACCGGCTGGCGCAGCAGCGCGCGGTGGCAGCGGGCACAGATGGTCACGCCGTGACCTCCGTCTGCAGGTAGATCACCCGCATTTCCAGCCGCTGGGCAATGTGGTGCTCGAGCGAGGCTCCCCTGCTCCACTCCCACCCCGGCAGCATCAGGATGGCTTCGCAGTCCACGAGCTGCTTGATGTCTGCGCGCATGCACGGCAGCCAGCCGGCCGACGGATCGGCGTTGATCTCGGCCGGGTTCACCACCTCCCAGCCCTCGGCGCGCAGCCGTGCGGCCTCGCGGTGAAACAGCGGGAAGTTCAGTTCCGGCTCGCCGGTCATCGGGCCGGCGATGTAGATGCGCTTCAAAATGGCAGCCCCTCAGGAACGGGAGTGAACGCAGGCGCCGCGGCGGCTTCAGCCGGAAGCAGCTCGACCTGTGATTGCTCCGCAGCCACCTGTTCGATGCGCAGCACCACGCGCGCGCCGTTCGCGTCAGGCTCCATGCGCTCGGAGGTCAGCCGCCGCACCCACTTGTCGTCCTCGATCGCCACGCCCTTCAGCGCGTCGAGCAGCACCTTGTTGGCGTTGTCGATGTCGAGGCACTGCACGGTGTCATCCCAGGCGTTGCCGTGCTTACGCTGCCGCGTCGCCCAGTCCTGCGGCCGGTGCGGGTACAGCTGGACGGAGATCGCCACGCGGCCAGCGAGCGGCTGCCGTATGCCGGCGGCCTTACAGACCCAACCCACCTGCTCCTTGAAGGCCTTCGCGTCGGTCGTGACGTACACCACGGGCATCTGGCGGCCCTTCACACTGATGACGCGGGTGGCCCAATAGCGATTCGCGCTGATCGGATACGGAAGGGAAAGCACGATCACAGCTCTGCTCCCTTCGTGCGCACCAGCGACGTGGGCCGGTCGCCCATCCAGTCGCAGAATTTCACGGTGTCGCCCGTGTACTGCGCATCGACGACACCCGTTTGGCCGTCGCGCTGCTTGCCGATGATGATCTCCGCGTAGTGCTTCCACTCCGGCCCCAGGTCGGGCTTGACGTGTGCCGGGCGGTGCACGAACGCGATGATGTCGGCGTCTTGCTCGATGTCACCGCACTCGCGCAGATCGGCCATGATCGGCCGCATGTTTGGGCGCTTCTCGACTTCGCGGTTCAGTTGGGCCAGCAGCAAGATGGTGCAGGCCAGTTCTTTGGCCAGAGCCTTGATGCCGCGGCTGACTTCGCCGAGCTGAGTGGCACGGTTGGCCTTGCGATCGGTCCCCTCCATCAGTCCGATGTAGTCAACCACCAGGAGCCGCAGGCCGCGGCGGCGCTTTAGACCTCTGGCCTTCGAGCGCAATTGGTTGATGTTGAGCGCGGTCTGGTCATCGATGAACAACGGCAGCTGCCGCAATAGCTCAACCGAGCGGCACATCTCGCTCCAGTCGTAGTCGTTCATTCGCTCCGGTCGCTTGAGCTTGTGCAGGGGCACGCTCGAGCGCATCGACACAACTCGAGTCGTCAGCTGAGCCTTGGGCATCTCCATCGACAGCACGCCCACCGGCTCGCTCATGCCGCAGACGTGATCGGCGATAGACATCGCCAGTGCGGTCTTCCCCATGCCTGGGCGGCCAGCAATGACAATGACCTCGCCGCGGCGCATGCCGCCGTCGAGCCGCTCGTCCAGCGCCTTGATTCCGGTGGAAAGGAAGTCTTCCTCCCCATCGTGCCGACGCTGGACGCCGTCGAGGAACTGGACCATGCCTGCGTCCATGTCCAGCCACGCATCGCTTTTGCCGGCGTCGAACAGCGGCGTGAGGAGCGCGGTTGCCTGGTCAAGCGTCTCTTCGAAGCCCACGCCGCGCTGGCATGCCAGCTCGTGGATCTCGCTGCTGGCGGTCATCAGCTTCCGCCGCAGCGCGAAGTCGCGCACGATCAGCGCGTACTGCCGCACGCTGGCCGCGCTGGGCACGTACTGCGTGAGGCTGTTCAGGAAGGTCAACCCCACCATGTCCGCCTTGCGGTCGCGCTGCAGCTGGTCGAAGGCCGTGAACACGTCGACCGGCTGGCCAGCGTTCAGCATGCTGCTGACGGCGCCGAAGATCAGCCGGTGCTCGTTCTTGAAGAAATCGGCTTCGACAACCATGTCGCCGACTCGGTCCCACAGGCCGTTGTCGAGCAACAGCGCGCCGAGCAGCGAGGTTTCGGATTCAGGGCTCCACAGCACCACCGGCGCCAAGAGGGATTCATCGACTCGGTCGTTCATGCGGGGACCTCAAGGTTGGTTTTCTCAAGCACCTGCTTCAGCCCGCCGGACTTCATGAGGTACTCGATGTCGGGTTTCCAGTTCGCGTGCTCGCCGGTGCGGGTCGTGCGGCCCATCAGGAAATCGTTGCTGCGGGCGCGTTCGAAGTAGCTGCGGAACCACTCCAGCGCCTCTTCGGCGGTGGTGGCGCGCCGCGTGCCGTCGGGCTTCGTGCTGCTCAGCACCCAATCCCAGCGGTCACGGATGGCCTTTTCGCGTGCTTTGTCCATCACCCGGACGCCCGGCAGCTCGGGCAACACCTCGTGGTAGATCGTCACGACCCGGTCGGGATGGCAGGTCGGCAGCTTGGCTGACGACGAAGGAGTACTTCTCTTCTTCTCTTCTCTACTCTTCTCTGTGGTGACGGTGTCACGTGACGCGTCACGTTTTTCCGTGACGCAGTTTGTGACGCCTTCAAGGGACTTCTGCTGCTTGCGCTCGCGATACTCTTTGGCGCGCTCGGCGGCTGTCTTTGCACCAGTCGAACGCTCCTTGCCGACGGTGTTGTGCTCAATGAAATTGGGGAACTCGACACCCTTTGAGTCGGGCAGCACGCGCAGCCATGCGACACCCTCTAAAGCGCGCCCAAAACCCGGCACGCCCGCCATTTCGTCCACTTCGAAAAGTGACGCGTCGGGCAGGATGAAGTCGGTTCCGGCGCATTCATTGACCTGCGCCCAGAGCGGCGTCAGAGCCCCCACCGTGACGCGCGTCACAACCGTCACGTGACGGCGCGTGACAGCCTGTGATGCTTCGAGCTGCACGCCGTCATGAGCGAACCAGGACAGGAACTCCGGGTCTTGCAGCAGCAGGCGCGCAATCTTGATGACCTTCGGGTTGGTCATCAGCGAGCCGCGCATCTTGATCCAGGATTCAGCCACCGACAGCCCTCCGCGCTTCAGCTTGAACGCCTGCGATCTGGCCAGCGGCTGCGAAGTAGCTAGCGCCCTGCTCTTCTTCCTGCTCGAGCGCGGCCTGGCGCGCAGCGATCAGGGCTTCCATTTCCCGGCGGTGCCGGTGGGCTTCCTCCGGGCAGCCGAGGTCCATCGCGATCTCGATGGCAAGGCCTTCGGCAAGGATCTGGTGCTCACGCCGGCGGGCGATCTTGGTCTGGACGGGTGTCATGCAGCCTCCGCTTCGGTTTGGACCGCTTCGAAGTCGAACAGGCTGGGCATGCTGGCGTCGCGCTCGGCGGCCCGCAGGTAGTGCACCTGGTCGAGGAAATAGGCTGGGTTCAGTTCGGAGCCGCCACCGCGGCGCCCGGCCTTAATCGCGCGCACGGGCACGGTGCCCAGGCCGCAGAACGGGTCGTAGACCACATCGCCCTTGTTGCTGTAGCGCTCGATCAGGCGGTCGACGATGTCGAACTGCAGCGGGCAGACGTGCTTCTCGACCGCGCGGCTCGACTGCTCGCCGTTGAGCGTCAGCATCCGGACCACGTCGTGCCAGACGTCGGTGTGATGACTGCCCGGCGCCAGGCTCATGAAGGTGCTCGGCAGCGCCTGCCGCTCCAGCAGTTCCTCGCCAATGCGCACGTGGAAGTCGAAGTCGTAGACGTTGCGCAGGCTGTGCTCGGTGAAGAGCTTGGCCAGCTTGGCGGGGCCGTAGCTGGCCATCTCCTCGGCGGTGAGCATCCGGTCGCCGCTGGTGCGCCAGAAGGCGTGGGCATCGACCTGCCAGCGCGCCAGGCTGTATTCGGCCTTCGACTTCACGACCGGCGAGTCGGCGTAGCCGCGCGAGCGATCGGACTGCGGTTTGTGGAACAGCAGGATGTACTCGGGGGAGCCAACACCCATCTTCGTGCCGTCCTTGCACATTTCCGTGTAGCCGAGCCGGTAGGTCTGGTTGTTCTCACGGACCACGTCGGTGACCACGGTGATCATTCCGAGGTAGTCGAAGCCGTGCTTGATGCCGTGGAACAGCGCCTCGGCGTGGAAGGGGCTGACCGTGGGCACGCCGGCGCCGGTGACGTTGCCGAAGTTGATCCGGTCCTTCACGTGGCAGCAATAGATGCGCCCCGGGTTCAGGATCCGCAGCAGCTCGGGGGTCAGGAAATCCATCTGCGCCCAGAAGTGCGCGTTGTCCTGGGTGTGGCCGAAGTCGTTGTAGCTCGGCGTGTATTCGTAGTGGTTCGCGAAGGGGATGCTGGTGACGATCAGGTTGACCGAGTTCTCCGGCTGCAGCCTGGCCTCTTCGACGCAGTCGTTTTGCGCCACGGTGAAGAGTTCGCTCTTCACTTCGATGCGGGTCACGCCGATTGAGCGCGCCAGCGCGTCCTGCATGGCCAGCTGACTCAGGCCGTACTTGCGAATGATGTCCGTCATCTTTTTCCCCATTTCTTCGTGCTGTGCCCACTTGGCCAGCAGGCTGCGCAGCACCTCCCGCTCAGCCTCGGTGTGGACGATGTCGATGCGCACACGCTTGGCCTGGCCAAAGCGGTGCACACGGTGGATTGACTGGATGAAGTCGTTGAACTTGAAGCCGATGCCAGCGAAGATTTCGCGGTGGCAATGGCGCTGGAAGTTGCAGCCGCTGCCGGCGATCACCGGCTTCGTGGAGAGCACGCGGTGCGCGCCGTTGCCGAAAGCAACGATCCGCTCCTCGCGCTCGTCGAGGTCGAGGGAACCCCAGACGCTGACGGCCTCGGGCACCGCCTGCTGGATGGCGTGGCGCTCATCCTCGAGGTCGTGCCAGACGATGAAGTGATCGGCAGGATCCTGGGTGACCAGCTCCTGCACCTTCGCGACGCGGGCCGCCATGCTGCCGCGCTTCTCGCTGGCCGCTGCGGACAGGCCCATCGCCACGTCCGGGATCAGCAGGCCCTGGCCGTTCTTCTCGCTGCCGGCCGCGGCGTAGTCGCTGGGCACCTCGTGGTACCGGACGTCCAGCTCCGGCAGGTCGTAGCCTTCGTCGGAATGGCCGAGGTCGCTGGGGCGCTGGATGAACACCGCCCAGCTGGCCACCCACAGCCAGAATTCCTCTTCCTTGTGCGGATAGAGCGTGAGGTTGCCGGCCTTCTCGCTGTCGCGCTGGAAGAAGCGCGTGAGGGCCTGGCCGGTGTCCATCACGCCCAGATAGCCGGCGTAGTGGATCAGCTCCTTGAAGCGGTTCGGGCTCGGCGTGGCCGTGGCCACGAACTTGAACTCGACGGGCGCGAAGGCCGGCAGGAACTCCTGGTAGGTCTTGCTGCCGTAGCTGCGCAGCACGCTGGCTTCGTCGAGGCTGGTGGCACCGAAGCGCGGCACCGTGATGTTGCCCTCGCGCACCGCCTCGTAATTGGTCAGGTAGAGCGTAGCGGGATCGTCAATCTCGCTGTCGCGGCGCACAAAGCGCATGTCGATCGCATGCTCGCCCTGGAAGCGCGCATCAATCTCGGCGCGGAACTCCTGCCGCACACCGAGGGGAGCAACCTGCAGGCGGAACATCTCGGGCCGGGCCCGGCCGATCTGCCGGAAGATTTCCAGCTGCGTGGCCGTTTTGTGCAGGCCGAAGCTTGCAAAGATGGCCCGCTGGCCGCCCAGCACTGCCCAGCGCACGATGTCGCGGGTGTGTGGCTTCAGATGAGGATTGATCTGGTCCAGCGGAACGTCGAAGCCCTTGAACTGGGCCATACGAATCTTCGCGCGTAGGAAGTCGGCGTACTCCATCACGCCTCCACCAGCTGGTACCGCATGGGCCGGAATTCGCGCAGCCGACGCACGCGGCCGGCATCGATGTCGAACTGGAGCAGCGCCGGGATGATGTGCGCATCGACGCCCGTCGCTTGAGACAGGGCACCCGAGCCCATCGGGCCAGCTCGCAGGGCTTCGCGCAGCCGGGCGGCCTTGCTCGGGGCCTTGGCATTCACGGCCTTTGCGTAGGCGCCACCGTGCGGCGCAGCGCGTTGCGCGATCTGGGCATCGGCCGTCTTGGACATCCCGCTGAAGGTGCTGCGGTCGGTGCCGTTCTGGCGGGCCAGCTGGACATTCGCCGTGCTGGCGGCGCGCAGCTTGGACCCAATTTCCATCGGGCGGAAGATGCTGGGCTCTCCGGTGTTCCAGTAGAAGGCGCTCTGTCGCGCGGAGGGTTGGTGCGTCATGCAGCAGCCCTCGTCTGGAACGTTTCCATGAGGACGCGCACCTTTAGCTCGGCTTCGGCAGCGCGCTTCTCGGCCGCCTCGGCGCGCCGCTCGGCCTCGGTCTTGATCTCGACCAGCGTGCAGCCGAGTTGGAACGCGCACCACTCGGCGTAGATGCGGTTGTTCACGATCTCGCAGAACAGCGCGACCTTGTCGGCCTGCAGCGTGGCCGTGCCAGCCTTGATGCGCGAGAAGTACCCGGCATCCAGCCCGAGCTCGCCGTAGACCTCCTTGTCCTCCAGACCGCTGGACTGGCACGCGAGCGCGAAAGCCGCCGCGGCCGTGCGCTGACGTCGGATCATTTCTACCGGCACTTCATTGGGCGCCGCCCTGCGCAACAGGGGCAGTTCGGACTGGTCGGCAGGCTGACGCAAATCTTTTGACTTCACTTGACTACCCCCTCCGGGCACAAAAAAAAGACCATCGGTCTCATGTTTCAAAGCCTTCACGAACTAGCCGTTGAACTCGTCGAGCGTCTGCGCATCGAGCGCGCGCTCACCCTCCAGAACCAGCCAGAGACCGATCGCGCCGGCGGCGAGTGCGACGAGTGCTGCGGTTGGCCGGCCGACGAAAAAAGCCATCAGCGCAAGTGCGACGGCAACCGCGCAGACGGCGAAAGCCAGGACCAGCGCAAGGACGATTGCGAGTCGCATGGGTCAGGCGGCCGCCTTGATCGAATCGGTATCGCTGCCGGCCTGCATGCGCAGAACGTCCCAAGCAACATCAGGGCGAAGGTCCTCACAGCGCACCGCGCCCTTCGTCGCCCGCTCGATCGACGGGCATTGCTCGGCGGGCACACGGCGATCGCCGTTGACCCATTGATTGACAGTGGGCGGCTTGACGTCGAGGAGACGGGCCAGGGCGGCTTGCCCGCCGACAATGTCCGCGGCGGTTCGGATGGCGGTCTTGATCATCCGAGAATGATAAGGCATAGCCTTATTTAGTCAAGCATTGCCTTACCACCATCCGAACTGCGAAAGTTAGGCAATGCTTACTGGCCGCGAACTTGGCTCCGCAATCCGCGAAGCCATCAAGAAAAAGGGTGTGACTCAGCGAGAGGTCGCGCGCGTCTTTGAAGTCAAACCCCCATCCATTCAAGACTGGATCAACAAAGGAACCGTCTCAAAGGACAAGCTGCCGGCACTCTGGAGCTACTTTCAGGATGTCGTCGGACCCGAGCATTGGGGTCTGGACTCCTTCCCCCGTTGGCCATCGCGCCCGAGAACCACGGCCCCATCCCTAAACGACGAGCCGCAGGATCACGATGGGTCACCGACTCCGCACCTCCCCGGATTCGACGCGCTCAGCATCCCAGTACTCGCACAAACGGCTGCCATGGGGCCCGGTGAAGACCAGCTGCACGACGAGGTAGTTGTGGGTAGGCTGACGGTGTCGCCTCAATGGGTGAGCCGCACCATCAAGCCGCTCTCGAAACTAGAGAACCTGAGATTTATCCATGGCTATGGCGACTCGATGGATCCCACGTTTGCGGACGGCGACATCCTCCTAGTCGACATCGGCGTGAACTCGCCAAAGATCGATGGCGTGTACGTCATGGAGGCCAACGACCGGATCTACATCAAGCGTGTGCGCCAGCGCATCGATGGCACCTTCGAGATCAGCAGCGACAACCCCACCGTGAAGACGGTCGATGTGCTCGATGGGTCTCATCCCGTCGAAGTCCGAGGGCGAGTGGTTTGGGCGTGGAACGGGAAAAAACTATGAGGGAACCGCAATATGAGCTACTCGAAAGCGCTGGTTGCCACAACTTTGCTCGCAGCGTCCTTTGCCGCCTGCGCCCAAGTGCATCGCTGCACTGACGCTGCTGGCAAGGTGACGTTCAGCGACACCGCATGCCCAACCACTTCAAAGCAGGCGGCCCGAGTGCTCGGGGCTGATGCGACCGATAGACGCTGGGAGAACGAGGTCTACGGCAGGGAGCGCAACATGCAGAGCATTGAGAATGCCACGCGACTTCTGAGAGAGCCAACGAGCGATGCCGTGGGAGATGCCGGCGGCGGCATCATCCAAAGCGACCCGAACGAACGGATTCGCGCGCAGGACGAACGCAACATGCAGCGACGCATGGCGACGATCGATGCGGACCGCGCCAGGCAAGAAGAACGAGATGCGCGTGCCGAAGAAGCTCGCCGAGCCGGCACTGGCGCGCCAGCCATCCTCACCAACTGCAATGCCACCGGGTGCTGGGACAACGCTGGCAATCGCTACAACCGGAAAGGCGACGGCCAAAGTCTTTGGCGCTCAGACGGCAGAGCCTGTCGAACGCGCGGGAACACCATCTCCTGCAACTGAGGCTCCCTGCCCTCGGCAGCCGATCTTTAGGCATGCCTCATCAAGCCCGCTCTTAGCGGGCTTTTTTTCGCCCGTAAGGCAGTACCTCAAAAATAATAAGGCGATGCCTATTGACATGAAGTAAGGCGTCGCCTTATTCTTGTGCCCATCAACACAGGAGATGGGCATGCAGACACAACGAGTCGAGAGGAGCCGAAACCGCCGCAGCGTGCGCCGCGAGCGCGTCGAAGCCAAGCACCACCCGGAAGCGGTGTTCGTGCCGACGGAAGACCAGGCGCTGGCCACCGATCTGGCCGTCAACGAAGCGAAGTGCACGCCAGCCTACTTCGCCCTCTCCGACCACTTCGCGCTCGAGCAGCAGAACGGACGCGGAGCATGAGCCGGCACGACGTGAATCTCGACCTCGTGCCGATCCACAACAGCCGGTTCGAGCGACGCCTGCCGCCGGTGACGCGAGAGGAGCTGGCTTCGATGGATCGCATCCGCTGTGCCGACCTTGTTCCGGCAGGCTGGGTGTTCTACAGCGCCGACTTCTCGCTGCAGGCGGCCGACCCTTCGCAGCCCGGCACCGTGATGCTCAAGCGTGACGCGGCCGGCACAAAGGCATGGCTCGCGCTCAGCGAAGCAGACCGCGCGGCAAGGCTTCTCTACGCCTTCGGCAAGGGCATGACGGTGAATGCTGCCATTGCCGAGGCAGCCGCCGAGATCCGCGGGAGCGCCTCATGAACAGGCACGTCGAATTCTCTTACGACGGCGGCCCAGCCTTCCCCGTCAACGATCTGCAGAGCGCCCATGCCACGGCGATGGCTGCCTCGGTGCATATCGAAGACCCTACCGAGCGCGAGCGCGCCTACATCCTTGCACGCGCCGCCGCGGTCATCGGAATGACGCTGCGCGACTATTTCGCCGCGAAGTTCGCACATGCCGAACTCGTGACCAGCGGCGGACACGAGGACGCGGCCGATGCGCTGATCGCAGCAGCTGGTCGGGCAGGAATGACAGTCGAGGATCGCATCGCGCACAACGCCTACACGCTGGCCGACGCCATGTTGAAAGCGAGGTCGGCATGAACGGCCCGCACTACCTCTTCGACGCCGAGCACGCGCTGCCGGTGTTCCCGAAGCAAGCCATTGACGTCCAGATCGTGGACGGCGAGGCGGCCGAGCGCCTGTTTGCGCAGCACTTCGCTCATGGCGATCGAGAGTCCACCTCGTGAACGCGCTTTTCCACACGCCGCTCTCTGCGCCCGCCCTGTTCGTCGGCAAGGTCGATGCCACACACGAGCGCACAACGCCCTGCCCTCGCACCCTGGAACAAGCCTTCGGCCCTGCGGCGGTCGGTGGCGTGATCGTGCCGCTGCCGGAGCCAGCGCACCTGCACCGTGCTGCCGACACCGCCCTCTACATCGTCGGCGTGATTGGCATCGGCGCGGCCCTCGTCTTCAACAACTTTCAGTGAGGTGCACCCCATGAGCCGCGCACATCCCCATGGCTTTCCCGACGACACGCCGGAGCCCGTTGCACCGTCCTGCAGCGCCATCGACGAGCTGTTGCAGCTGATCGTCGTCTGGCTCCAGGTCGCAGCCGGGTGCTCCGTCCTGGCCGCAGCCATCGCCTTCTTCTTCCCCGAATTTCTTCTCACCTTCCGCTGAAAGCCCAACCGTGAACGCAACCACCGTCGAAGAGCACCAGGTGCTCGAACTCGCCCCACGCGTAGACCACCGAGCGCCGGCAGCGCTCGCCGGTGGCGGGCTCGTGGACAGGTCCCCCGTCGGCATCATGATGGCCGCCATCAACAGTGGCGCCACGCTCGAGCAGTTCGAGAAGATGATGGAGCTGCAGCAGCGCTGGGAGGCGAACGAAGCGCGCAAGGCCTTCGTGCAGGCCATGGCCGACTTCAAGGCCGAGCCGCTGGAAATCTTCAAACGCAAGCAGGTCGGCTACACCACCAAGGACGGCGACTTCGTCGGCTACAAGCACGCCGAGCTCTCGCACATCGCCGATGTCGTGGTGCCTGCGATGGCGCGCCACGGCCTATCGCATCGCTGGGACCTCCAGCAGACGGGCGGCCGCATTGTGGTCATCTGCACGATCACGCACCGCCTCGGGCATGCCGAATCCGTCTCAATGGACGGCTCACCGGACGCCAGTGGCAAGAAGAACAGCATCCAGCAGGTTGCCTCGACGATCACCTACCTGCAGCGCTACACGCTGCTGGCTGCGACTGGGCTGGCCACCAAGGACGAGAGCGACGACGACGGCCGCGGCGGCGCTGATGACGCATCGACGGATGGCCCTGTCACGCAGGCTACCTCTGCTCAGCCGACCACCTACCCGCAAGCGCAGTTCGACTCGAACCTTCCGAAGTGGCGCGAAGTGATCGCCGCGGGCCGCAAGACCCCGGACCAGATCATCGCGATGGCACAGACAAAGCACCCGCTCACCGACGAGCAGAAGCGCGCCATTCGCAAGCCGGCCGCCGAGGCGACCGCGGCCGCGGGTCCGACCTACGCCCACGTCGCCGACCAGCTGAACAAGGCTGCGAACGACGACGCGCTGGCTGTGGCCGCCGACCTCATCAAGGACGTGGCCGACGCAGCCCACCGCACCGAACTCAACGCGCTCTTCGACAAGCGCCGCGCCGAACTCAACGCCTGAAAGACCACTGCCATGAAGCAAACACACGACCTGGTGCAAGGCACCGACGCCTGGGACTCGTTCCGCCTCGAGCACTTCGGCGCCAGCGAAGCCGCCGCCATGCTGGGCCTGTCGAAGAAGACCACGCGCAACGAGCTGCTGCGCATGAAGAAGACGGGCATTGCGAAGACCTTCAGCGAATGGCTGCAGGTCAACGTACTGGACCACGGGCACGAAGTCGAAGCGCTGGCGCGGCCGCACATCGAGAAGCTGATCGGCGAAGAGCTCTACCCCGTCACCTGCTCCGACGGCAAGGAATCGGCTTCCTGCGACGGCCTGACGATGGATGACCGCATCGCCATGGAGCACAAGCAATGGAACGAAGCGCTCGCTGCGATCGTGGCTGCGGGCCAGGTGCCAGATGAGCACATGCCGCAGTGCCAGCAGGTGCTGAAGGTCACGGGCGCCGAGAAGCTGATCTTCGTGGTGTCCGATGGCACGCCGGAAAAGATGGTGTTCGTCTGGGTGCTGCCTGATCCGGTGTGGTTCGAGCGCCTGCGTGCTGGCTGGGCGCAGTTCGAGCAAGACTTGATCGGCTACGAGCCGACCGAGCCAGTCGTGGAGGCAGTTGGCCGCACGCCCGAGTCCCTGCCGGCCCTGCGCATCGAGGTCACGGGCATGGTCACGGCCAGCAACCTCGCCCAGTACCGTGAGCACGCCCTTGCCGTCTTCGCCGACATCAACCGGGATCTGAAGACTGACCAGGATTTCGCCAATGCCGAGAAGACCGTGAAGTGGTGCGGCGAGGTCGAGAGCCGGCTCGCCGCCGCGAAGCAACACGCGCTCAGCCAAACCGAGAGCATCGACTCGCTCTTCAAGACCATCGACGACATCACGGCCGAGGCGCGTTCGACGCGGCTGGAGTTGGACAAGCTGGTCAAGGCCCGCAAGGAAGCGCGCCGCGGCGAGATCGTTGCCGGCGGCGTCAAGGCCTTGGCCGATCACATGGCATCGCTCAACGCCTGCATCGGCAAGCCCTACATGCCGACGATCCCCGCAGACTTCGGGGGCGCCATCAAAGGCCTGCGCACGTTCGACAGCATGCAGAACGCTGTCGACACCGCACTGGCCAACGCAAAGATCACTGCCAGTGCCGCGGCCGATCGCATTCAGATCAATCTGGGCACCCTTCGCGAACTCGCCGCAGCTCTGCCGCAGTTGTTCCCCGACACCGCGCAGATCGTTCTCAAAGCGCCCGAGGACTTGACCTCGCTCGTGAAGACGCGCGTGGCCGAGCACCAGGCGGCCGAGGCCAAGAAGGAAGAAGAGCAACGCGAGCGCATCCGCAACGAAGAGCTGCAGCGCATCGAGCGCGAGCAGGAAGCCGACCGCCAGCGCCTGGCCCGCGAACAGGCTGCGCAGGCTGCCGCCGCTGCGACTCCGCCGGCCTCGGCGCCAACTACAGCCTCCGCCGCTGTCGCGCCGCTGTCGGCACCGGCAAATAGCGCCCCCGCCGCTGCGCCGGCGCCCACCGTGATCCCGCTGCCCGTGCGCGCGGCCGCTGCGCCGAGCACGCACCCGACGCTCAGCCTCGGCCAGATCAAGGAGCGAATCGCTCCGCTGCTGATCTCGGCCGAAGGCCTGGGGACGCTGGGTTTCGTGGGCCTGAAGGAGCGCGGCTCGGTGCTGTTCCACGAAGCCGACTTCCCCCACATCTGCGCCGCGCTCGTGGCGCACGTGCAAGCCATTCAGGCCAAGCAGGCCGCCTGAGTTTTTCAACCACCAGAGGACCACCACCATGCCCAAGCCCTTCGCTGAACCGCAAGCCTTTTCTGAAGCCGACTACGTCGCTATCCCGATGACGCCCGTCGAATCCAACCAGGTCGCCGCCGTCGGCTACGACGCCGCCCGCAAGACGCTCGCCGTGACCTTCACTCGCGGCAACGGCTCGATCTACCACTACCCGAAAGTGGACGCGAAGGTGCACGCCGAGTTCGTCGGCGCCGAGTCGATCGGCAAGTACTTCGGGCAGCACATCAAGCAGCTGCCCTTCGAGAAGTTCCGCGCGCCCGCTCCGGCTGCGGCCTGACCCCTTATCGGGCGCTGCTGGCTGGGCTGAACCATCCTCCTCCCCCCTCCGATTCCCAGCCAGCGCCGCGCAAGCGGCCGCCCTCTTTCTCTTCCCTGAAATTTCGAAAGGCACTCATGCTCGAACTGCTCGAACCGACCACCGTCAAGCTCTCCAACGTCCAGACGCGCGTGGAGAAGCATGGCGACGAAGAGGTCATGGCGATTGATCTCGCCGTCACCTGGAACACCAACAACCGCTCGCTGGCGGCAATCCAGAAGCAGCTGCGCAACGCGCTGTTCTGCAACCTCGCGCAGGAAACGGACGGGGCCCAGGCCGAGATGGACCTGCCCGTCGATGAGATGCCGAACGTACGCGTGCCGGGCATGGACTACCCGGTGAAGCTGGACTTCCAGCAGGTCGGCGCTCGCGTCGAGGTGGCCTACGGCATCGACGACACCACGGCCATCGTGCTGCAGCTGTGCAAGGTGCACAAGTTCCGCATCACTCCCATCGAAGGTGGCTCTGCCGAAGTGAAGTTCGCCGTCTCCTCATCAGCCGACATCGATGACCACATCATCGGCACGCTGTCGATCCTGCAGCAGCGCGACATCTCACTGAAGCTGAACATGCCCGAGGTCGCGCAGCCAGAGCCGCCGCTCACCGAGCGCGACGTGTTCCCCGGTGCCGAGCCGAGCGAGCCCGAGAAGCCGCTCACGCCCGAAGACGTGTTCACCCAGACCCATGGCCGCGGGGACGACTGAGCGCATGGACTTCACCGTCATTCCCATTGAGAAGGTGAAGGCCGCGTTCGCGCGTGCCCTCGCCATGAACCCCGACCGCGAGGCTGCTGCCCGCGCCGCAGCACAGGCACTCGGCATCACAGCCGACGCCGTGCGCGAGGTCGTCGAAAGCACCACGAGCGCTACCGCATGAAGCGCGATGACTTCACCCTCCCAATCGGCCTTGCCGACGAACTGATCATCGACAACTTCGCAGGCGGTGGAGGCACATCGACCGGGCTGGAAGCAGCCTTCGGTCGGCCGGTGGACATCGCGATCAACCATGATCCCGAAGCGCTGGCCATGCACGCCGTCAACCACCCGCACACCACGCACCTGTGCGAGAGCGTCTGGGACGTGGACCCGATCAAGGTCACCGGCAATCAGCCCGTGGGCCTGGTGTGGCTCTCGCCGGACTGCAAGCACTTCAGCAAGGCCAAGGGCGGCACGCCGGTCGAGAAAAAGATTCGAGGCCTTGCCTGGGTCGCGCTGCGCTGGGCAGCGAAGTGCAAGCCTCGCGTGATCGCACTTGAGAACGTGGAAGAATTCAAGACCTGGGGTCCACTGCAGATCGCTGCCGATGGCACGGCTCGGCCGGACCCGGCGCGCAAGGGCAAGACCTTCGAGAGCTTCGTCCGCCAGCTGCAGGGCATGGGCTACGTGGTGGACTGGCGCGAGCTCCGCGCCTGCGACTTCGGCGCCCCGACGATCCGCAAGCGCTTCTTCCTGGTGGCGCGGCGCGACCATATCGCCATCGCTTGGCCGAAACCGAGCCACGGCGCGCCGACGTCGAAGGACGTCCAGGCCGGCAAGCTGCTGCCCTGGCGCACCGCCGCCGAATGCATCGACTGGTCGATCCCCTGCCCGTCCATCTTCGAGCGCAAGCGCCCGCTGGCCGAGGCCACGCTGCGGCGCGTGGCCAAGGGCGTCGTCCGCTACGTGATTGACGCGGCGAATCCATTCATCGTGCCGCTGACCCATCAGGGCGGTGACCGCCTCGAGCCCGTCGACGAGCCGTTCCGCACGGTCACGGGTGCGCACCGCGGCGAGCGCGCAATCGTGGTTCCGACGTTGGCGCCGTTCCTTACCGAGCACGCGAACGCCTCGAATCAACGGGTCTTCAGCGCCGACGAGCCGCTGCGCACGCAGGTCGCCCAGGTCAAGGGCGGCCACTTCGCGCTCGTCGCGCCCACGCTGATCCAAACCGGCTACGGCGAGCGACCCGGCCAGTCGCCCCGCGCGCTCAACCTCCAGGCGCCCCTCGGCACTGTCGTGAACGGCCAAAAGCACGCCCTTGTATCCGCGTTCCTTGCCAAGCACTTCACCGGCGTTGTCGGCAGCGACCTGCAGGATCCCATCGCGACCGTCACCAGCGTGGACCACCACAGCCTTGTGACCGCCGCACTGGTCGGCGTCGGCGCCCGAGCTGGCCAGAGCCGCCCGCGCGGAGTGGACGAGCCGACGGCCACCACGACGGCGAAATACGACACAGCGCTGGTCACCAGCAACCTGGTCAAGCTGCGCGGCACCAGCACAGCCCAGGCCAGCGACGAGCCGCTGCACACGGTCAGCGCCGGCGGCCTGCACTTCGCCGAGGTCCGCGCCTTCCTGATCGCCTACTACGGCTCCGACCAAGATCCTCGCCTCGAAAACCCGATGCACACGGTCACGACGAAGCACCGCTTTGGCCTGGTGACGGTTCAGGGCGAGGAATACGCAATCGTTGACATTGGACTGCGCATGCTCTCGCCGCGCGAGCTCTACACCGCCCAAGGCTTCCCGGCCGACTACCAGATCGAGGCCGGCCCGGACGGTAAGCCGTTCACGAAGACCGCCCAGGTGCGCATGTGCGGCAACAGCGTGTGCCCGCCGCTGGCCGAGGCGCTGATCCGAGCCAACTTCGCGCACGAGGCGCAGATCTACGGTCGGGCAGCCGCATGAACCGAAAGTCCTGCTTTGCGTTCAGCCTCCGCAGCTCTCGCCGCCAGCTGCGGAAGCCGCTCGGCCGCCCGCTGCACAGCTTCACGATCGATAGCAGCGCCTCGCAGTCGATCAATCGCTGCTTTGTGCACAAGGTCCGTGTCCGCCTTCAGTTGAATGACGGCATCGAGCGCCTCGGCAAATTGGTCAAGTTGGGTCATCGGCGCCTCCGAGATTCAATCTTCCAAGTCGAACTGCCCCTGCAGGGTCCGGATGATCTGCGCAATGTCGGCACGGTGCGTGCCGCGGTCGCTGACGACTCGGACGGTCCAGTTGGGGCCGCCGTCATCGGAGTTGATTCCGATCACGCCGCCGCGGTGCACGTCGGTTTGCTGCCCTCGAAGGCCTGGCAAAGCCTCGATGCGCATGACCAACATTTGCTTCAGCTGCTCGGCGGTGCGGGTCGGCTTGGACATTTGGGACGTTCGACCGACCGGTCAAAACTTAGGTCTTTTCACTGGGTAACTCCGCGAGTACACCGTCTTATCGTCCGTCGTCGAGCTGATTGCATCAAGATCAGCACCACGATCCCGCAGCGCATCCTGTGTCAGCTCTTCCGCGAACTCCAGCGCGAACAGCACCACATTGAGGTACTTTTCTCGGTCGCGGACTCCCTGCAAGGTGCTCCTTGCATCAGCCGACATGATCCTATCGTGGTGAGCTGTGAGGGTCCCAGCAGCGCCAGCTACTCCGTGAAGCGCTCGCCAGTCAGGGAAGTCCAGTACCGGAATCTCTCGAAGCGCGTCGAGCTGGGATCGCAGATCGGCCATCTCAGCCTTGATCGGATATGCCGGCATCGCTTGCATGCGTTCGATCGATACACGGCAATGAAAGATCGCTGCGCCGAGTATTCGAAGCTTTCTGACCTCTTCGCCACGCGCCGCGAGCTCAAGAGCGAGATTCTGACGCCTGACTTGCCAAACGACTGCAATAGCGCCGGCAGCGATAGCGATCGCAGAGACGATCGCTTGCACCCAGCTCGCCGCAGCAGAGTCGCTGAACCATCGCCATTGTCCAGTGATGGTGAGGACGAACGAGAGAATTATCGCAACGACGATCCCCATTCCTACTGCAGTCAGCCACTGAGGCTCCTTCTCGCCCATTTCTTTCCTTTAGCGTTGGGGGTGGAAGTATGAAGCACCAGTCGACATTCTTCGATGGCGGCCAGCGCTTGCAGATGACCGAGAGCATCGAGCTCACGGTGCAATCGCTGCAGGCCTACGGCCCGGATCACCCGCACTGGGGCATCGCTTGGTCGGGCGGCAAGGACAGCAGCGCCACCTTGACCATCGTCATCTGGCTGATCGACACCGGACGGATAAAGGCGCCGCAGACGTTGACCGTCTTCTATGCCGACACCCGGCAGGAGCTGCCACCCCTGGCGATCGCGGCCGCGCAGATCATGGACGAACTGCGCGAGCGCGGCATCCAGGTCGAGATCGTCACTGCGCCGATGGACAAGCGCTTCATGGTCTACATCCTAGGCCGCGGCGTGCCGCCGCCGAACAACAACACGCTCCGCTGGTGCACGCGCCAAATCAAGATCGACCCGATGGAGCAGGCGCTGCGCGATCGCATCGACCAGCTCGAGGGCCAGATCCTGATGATCACCGGCGTGCGCCAGGGTGAGAGCGCGATCCGGGACCGCCGCATCGAGATGTCGTGCGGCAAGGACGGTGCCGAGTGCGGCCAGGGCTGGTACCAGCAGGTGCTGCCAAACGCCAAGGGATTGCGCGGCCGCCTGGCCACGCTGGCACCGCTGCTGCACTGGCGGGTCTGTCACGTCTGGGAATGGCTGAAGCACTGGGCGCCGCAGGCCGAGTTCGGCGACTGGAGCACCGCCATGATCGCCGATGCCTACGGCGGCGACGAGGCGGAAGAGATCAATGCGCGCACCGGTTGCACGGGCTGCCCGCTGGCTTCCGAAGACACCGCGCTGAACACCGTGCTGCTACTGCCGAAATGGAGTCACCTGCAGCCGCTCACTGGCATCAAGCCCTTGTGGCGCGAGCTTCGAGAGCCGAAGCACCGGATCAAGAAGGCCGGGCTCGAACGGCTCAAGGACGGCAGCATCGCCAAGAACCCGCAGCGCATGGGCCCGCTCACGCTCGAAGCCCGGCAGATGGGCCTCGACCGAATCCTCGGCATTCAGACGGCCTGCAACGAAGCAGCCGTGGCCCTGGGACGCCCGGAGATCAGCCTGATCAATCCGGGGGAAGAAGCCCGTATCCGCGAGCTGATCGCCGCCGGCACGTGGCCGGATGGCTGGGAGGGCGACGAACCTGCCGCCGACACGGTCATGCCCATCGTCTACCAGAACGGCGCCGTGCAGCCCCTGCTGTTCAGCGCGGAGGACTCCTGATGCATCTCCTCGACACCTCCCCCGACCGCATCCGCGCCGCGGAGATTCAGCGCCTGCAGATGGAGGCCGAGCAGCTGGCCGCCTTCGCGCTCAGGCACGAGCTCGCGATCGACATGAAGGTCGAACCCGGCCAGCCGCCATCCATCAACGTCAAGGAGGCCCGCAATGGCAGCTGACAGCAAGATCGAATGGACCGACCACACCTGGACGCCAGTCGTCGGCTGCGACCCCGTGAGCCCGGCGTGCGCGAACTGCTACGCCGCGACCATGGCCGCGCGCCTCGCAGCCATGAGCCAGGAGAAGTACCGCGGCGTGGCGATTCGCGTGGGCGGCAAAGGGAAGTGGACCGGCAAGGTCAACTTCTGGGAGCCCGAACTCGTGAAGCCGCTCACGGTGCGCAAGGCCTCGCGCTGGTTCCTGACCAGCATGGGCGACGTCGCGCACGAAGCGCTGACCCTGGAGCAGATTGCCGAGATGTTCGGCGTCATGGCCGTGGCCGGAGCGACTGGCGCCTTCCACCGAGAGCAGGACGGCTATACGGTGAACGGGTCTTGGTATCACGCCGGCATCAAGGAGCAGGTGCCCGTTAAGTGGCCGAACCATCTCAGCGGCCCCCACACCTTCATGGTGCTGACGAAGCGCGGCGCTCGCATGGCGCAGCTGCTGCTGGACTCGAGGTTCCGCAAGCTCGTTTCCCATGCCGCGTACCGCTGGGCGCACAACCGCGTGTCCGCCGGCAACATCGCCGATGGCATCTACCCGGACTGGAGCGACTTCCGCGGCGAGGCGACGAAGTACTGGCCCATGCCCAATGTCGTCATCGGCTGCACCGCCGAAGACCAGCAGCGCGCCGACGAATTGCGCCCGCACATGGCGGAGATCGCAGCCGCGGGCTGGAAGACGTTCGTCAGCTACGAGCCGGCGCTCGGCCCTGTCGACTGGAAGGGCTGGGAATTCCTCTCGCAGCTCATCAGCGGCGGCGAGAGCGGGCACAAGGCACGCCCTTCGCATCCGGATTGGCACCGTGCTGCTCGCGACTTCGCGACTGCTCACGGCATCGCCTATCTGTTCAAGCAATGGGGTGAGTGGGCGCCGTACGGCCGAAGTCGCATAGACAGCGCACTGCTGGCAGCGCCGAAGTCGCTCGACGAACCGATTCAACGTTTCGGCAAAAAGCTGGCCGGCCGCCTGCTCGACGGCCGCGAATGGAACGAGGTGCCCCATGGCGCCGCCTGAAGTAGTCAGCATGAAGCCGTGCCCAGTGGCGCGGACGTTCGTTGAACGGCCGCTGCTGTTCAGCGGCGCAATGGTGCTGGCCACGTTGCGCGCGGACGATCCGAAGACGCAGACGCGACGCGTGATCAAGGGCCTGACCGAGAAGATGTGGGTCGAAGAGTCAGAGAAAGGCGGCTTCAGCGTCTGCTACCACGGCGACCCAACCTGTGGCACCGGCGTCTGGGATGTCCCCGAGCATTCCTATCCCATCACCTGCCCCTACGGGCAGCCCGGCGACCGACTCTGGGTGCGCGAGACGCACTTTGCTTGGGGCCGCTGGGAGACACGCTACAGCGTCAAGAAAGGCCGCGACGAGTGGCACTTCGTCGACCTGACGCTGGAGTGCGGTCACGAATACGCATACGCCGCCGATGGGCACAGCTCTGCACCTCATCGGCGCAGCGCCGGCACAACCCCGTGCTGGTGGAAGCGTCCCGCGATCTTCATGCCGCGTGCCGCCAGCCGCATTGACCTCGAGGTGACCGGCGTGCGGGTCGAGCAGCTGCAACGCATCAGCGAGAGCGACTGCTACGCAGAGGGCATCGACACCGAAGGCGCGGCCTACAACGAAGGCGAGAACTACGTCAACGCGGGTTCACCGGTGCCGGCGGCGCGCTGGGCCTACAACACCCTTTGGGAAGAGATCAACGGCAAAGGGCCGTACCACTGGGAAGCCAACCCATGGGTGTGGGTTGTCAAGTTCCGGAGGAACCGGCCGTGACACTAACTTTTGGCGCGCGCGAGTTCCACCTGGGTCACGGCGACACCGCATCCATAGGCAAAGAAAAGCGTGCTAGCAAATATTCCGATGCACGCCAACACGTGCAAGCCAACGGCACGACTAGATCGACCCTGCTTCGAACTATCGGGTCGTTGGTGGAGCAAGAGCATCTCTGCCATCAGCATCACCAGTACCGAGCACCCGCAAGCCATCAATCCGAATGCAAAGGGTGCAAGCGCCCTTTCGGGAGCATAAATACTTCCGTCGGCACCGAGCTTAGACAGAACAGCAACTGCCGCGCCTCCGTTCGCGAGTGCGAGGTACTTGAAGGCTTCGGTTACCAGCGCCAGTACTCCCTTGTGCGCTTCGACCTCTCGTGGATTGTCGAACTCCATGGTGTCAGGCCCTCCTTGTTGTTGAGGTGCGCAGTATGACAACACCCGGCTTCGGCGCCTTCTCCAGCGCAGTGGCGCGCGCAATGGCCGAGGTGCGCAAGCAGCACTGCCAGCCCCCGCACTACCGCCCTGCCGAGACGCAGCGCGGCTCCATCCGCTGCACGAAGTGCCGCGGTCTTCTCACCTTCACGGTATCGGCTGTCGATGGCCGGACCTCTGGCCGCTGCTCGAGCGCCGGCTGCATCAAATGGACGGACTGAACATGAACCCCGGCACCTGCATTCACTACAACGGCTTCATGGGGCGCTTCGGCGAGCCCGAGCCGCGCCGCTGCGCTGCCGGCGTCTGCTACACCGAGGCATTCGGCGCGGAGCCGGGGATCATGGGACGCGCTCCCTGCATCGCCTACATGGTCCAGACGTCGAACGGCAGCACCTTGGGCAAGCCCGGGCAGACTCTGTTCCAGCGGCCCTCGCGCTTGCCCAGGGCGCCGCAGCCGCTCCCCTGCGGCCGCCGCGTCGAGCCCACCGACGAGCAGGTGCTTGAGCATCAGGAGGAAGCCGAGCGCTCCTTCCAGAAGACCATCGCTGCACTCAAGGTTGCGGCCGAATGGCGGGTGAAGCCGAAGCCAGCGCGGGACCGGCGCGAGGTGGTCGCCTGCCCTGTGTGCAAGGGGCGGCTGCACCTGAGCCAGTCGGCCCACAATGGGCACGTGCACGGCAAGTGCGAGACGCCCGCCTGCGTGGAGTGGATGGAATGACGGTCACCGCCTTCCCCCTCGCCTGGCCACCCGGCTGGAAGCGCACCCCGGCGGAGGAACGTGCCTTCGGTCGGTTCGGCACCACGAAGCAATCCAGCGCGGGCAGCTGGCGCTCGGTGCAGAACATCACCGTGGCGGCGGCCACGCAGCGCCTGCGCGCCGAACTGGAACGCATGGCGGTGTATGGCGATGACCTGGTGCTCAGCACCAACCTGAAGCTGCGCCTTGATGGCCTACCCCGCAGCGATCAGGCTCAGCCAGCCGATCCCGGCGCCGCGGTCTACTGGAACGACCCGTGGTCCCGCGCGCCGCGCTGCATGGCGATCGATCGCTACACGAAGGTCGAGATGAACATTGCCGCGCTGGCGGCCACCATCGAGGCCATGCGCGCCATTGAGCGGCACGGCGGCGCTATCGTGCTCGAGCGAGCCTTCACCGGCTTCACGGCCCTGCCGGCACCCATCGTGGCCGGCATGAGGCGCCACTGGCGCGACGTGCTCGGCTTCGCCAGCGACTACCCGGTATCGGCCGAGCTGCTGAAGGAGCGCTATCGCTCGCGCGCCAGCACTGCGCACCCGGACAAGGGCGGCAGCACCTCCGACATGGCCGAACTGAACCAGGCGCGCGATGAAGCGTTAAAGGAATGCCGATGAGCAGCCTGCCCTTTCTCACCCAGGCCGAGATCGATCAGATCTGCGAGCCTCTGACGCAACCCGGCGCCCAGCGCCGCTACCTCGGCGAGGTGCTGAAGCTGCAGGTGCACGAGAAGCCCAACGGCCGCCCGCTGGTGGCCCGCAGCGAGTTCGAGCGCGTGCTCGGCGCCGAGCGCTTCGGCCTGCCGCAAAGCAGCCCGCAGAACGCACCCAATGTCCTCGGAATGATGGCCCACCTGGAGCAACGGAAGAAAAATGGGACGAAAACGCAAGGACGGTGACCCGATGGGCCTGGCAGGCACTCGGCTCTCCTTCAAGAACAACGCCTTCTACTATCGGCACCGCGACGGCCGCTGGGAGCGCGTGGGCACCGACGTCAAGACGGCGAAGACACGGGCGGCCCTATACAACGATCCGTCGGGCGTCTACGGCACCACCGGCTACTGGCTCGACATGTTCCTCGTGGACTGCGAAGCCCGGGTGAAGGCGAAGCAGCTGTCGGCGCGCACGCTCTCCGACTACCAGCAGAATGCTGTGCCGCTGAAGATCTATTTCGGCTCGATGCTGCCGGAGTCGATCACGCCGAACATCGTCCAGGCCTACCTCGAGCTGCAGGCCCGTGCCGGGCGGCCGGTCCGCGGCAACCGGGAGAAAGCCTGCCTGTCGAGCATGCTGAGCTGGCTGCTGCGCACACACCAGACCCCGCTGCAGGTGAACCCCTGCATGCAGAAGTCGGGCACCGTCAGCAATCCCGAGAGCAAGCGAGAGCGGTACGTCACGCACGAGGAATACCGGATCGTCCACGAGGCCGCCGGCCGCCAGGTGCGCCTGCTGATGGACCTGACCTACCGCACGCTCCAGCGCCCGGAAAGCGACATCCTCAAGTGGACGCCGGCGAACGTCATGCGCGACGAGACGGGCGCGCGGGTCATCCGTCACAAGCAACACAAGACCGGCGTGCTGCTCAAGATCAAGCTGACCCCCGACCTCGCGCGCCTGGTCGACCTCGCCATCGGCAACGTGCCGGTACTCCATCAACCGATCGTCCACAACCGCGAGGGCGAGGGCTACACCTATTCGGGCATCCACTCGATGCTGACCGCCCAGCTCCGGCGCATCAACGCGAAGCGGGAGGCGAAGAAGCTGCCGCCGATCCCGAGCTTCGGCTTTCGCGATCTCAAGGGCAAGGGCGCCACGGACATGTGGCGTTCAGGGATTCCGATCGAGCAGATCCAGCTGCTGTGCGGTCACGCCGATAAGGCCACCACCGAGAAATACATCAAGGCTCGCTGGTCCGAGACGGCCACGCCGAACCAGGTGGCGATGGTTTGAACCCGTCTCATATACAGTGGTTTTCCTGGAATCGTCCGAGGGAAGCCCAGCGTGGGAAGAACACCGAATATGTGACGACCGGCCGCGGACCCTCAACGCTGGCGCGGCCTGCGGCCCGATTGAACCGATGGCCTCTTAATCCGTAGGTCGAGTGTTCGAGTCACTCAGGGCCCACCAACCAACATCGCGGAAACGCTGAAAAGCCCGCTACCTCATCGGTAGCGGGCTTTTTTCATTGGGCCGACCCGCCCCTGAGTCCCTTTGTGGTCAAGAGCCCACTGAAGCTGCGCCGCGCAACACCGCCGCCCGCATGTCCTGCGGAATTTCAACGGCCCGGTGGCTTTCGAGCGAGGTGGTCACGAGCACCTGCTTCACCTGCATGCGCAGTTCGCCGCTGGCTGGCTCGAAGCAGCGCAATATAAGCGTCATGGAGCGCGAGCCAAGCCGCTCCACGGCAAGGCCGAGCGTGACCTTGTCGCCCATGCGGCTCACAGCCCGAAAATCGGCCTCGAGCCGCACGGTCGGCAATCCGATGCGCCGCTCGCTGATGAGCGCGTGGTAATCGATGCCCAGCCCCTCGCTCACCCAGTCTTCCACCAGTCCGTTGAGCATGACGAAGTACTGCGGATAAAAGACGATGCCCGCAGGATCGCAGTCGGAGAAGCGGATCATCCGCGGGCGCAGGAACTCGGCCATGGAGGCTTGCGTTTCGGCTGATTCGCTGGTCATTGTCGTCAGCCCTCCTCGCCCGGAGGTTCGCTGCGCATCACGTGCACGCGCAACTGCCCGAGCTGCGTGTGCATCTGCTTGACGGTCTTCATGTCGAGTCCCGAGAACATTTCGAGAATCCATTGCTCGTGTTCCTTGGCCATGGTCTCGAAGCTCGCTCGGCCCTTGGGCGTCAGGCTCACGATCCACGAGCGGCGGTCGTCGGGGCTGTGCGCACGCGCAACCAGGCCGTCGCGCTCCAGCTCGTCGGTCAAGCCCGTGACATTGCCGCCGGTCACCATCAGGTACCGCGACAGCACGCGCATCTTGAGGCCGTCTTCATAGCGGTAGAGCTGTGCCATGTAGTCGAAGCGTGCCAGCGAGATGCCGAAGCGCTCGCGCAGCCGGCGCCGGATCTCGGCTTCGATCTGCGTGGTGCTGGCGAGCATGCGCAGCCAGAGCCTGAGCATGGCGTGGTCTTC